CTGATTGGCGTTGATGCCCATCGTAGCGAAGAAAGCAGCCGGACTCTTTGCAGCGGAATCCTTGAGCCAGTCGAAACTGACGCCAAGCTCCTGTGCGCGAACGCGGATAGCTTCCTGTGCCTTATGAGCAGACCCGTAATGATTGCTCATCACTTCAGCCGCTCGATTGATGTTAGCTGCTGCGGATTCCTGTTCCCGTGCAGCGCTCAATTCTTTACGCACTAGCTCGTTAAGGTCAACCTGCTGATCTCGATTCTGCGGCTCAGGGGGTTCAGTCCTAGCTGCGGGAGGGTCGTTCTTGCTGTCTTCCGGGGCCTTGCCTCGTGCTTCAACTAGATCGCGAAGAACCTTTGCCTCTGCCTCAACACGTGCCTTCTCGGCCTTGAGGTTTTGGATGTAGCTGTCAGCGTGATTATACGCCTTTGCCAGTTCGTTCGGGTCTTTGTACTTCCGTCCTTCACCTACGAGGTCTTCGAGAGTGATGGTGTCTTCGTTCTCTTCCGGCTGAATGGTGTCAGCGTCAAATGGATTAGGCATGGTGTCCTTACTTATTAATATCTAGGAGAGCAATTATCTCCTTAAAAGCCGCAACCTGACCGTTCTGGTGGGCTTGTCGGTGCGACCAAGAGGCACAGTCGTAATCTGCAATAGGAGTGTTCTGTACCTCTATAGTCCTATTATACACTATTTTTGTTAGTTTGTCAAGAACTTTTTGTGCGCCAAGCACCTCATTCTTGAAATTTTCTTTCTCTTCGGCCTTTAAGCCCTCAAACCAGACTGTTTTCACTGTAATCCTTTACCGTTGACGGTTGACTTCTTGCTCTTGCTGAGCTGCCATAGCCGTTGCTTGAGCTGCCTGATCGGGCGGCATACCAGCAGTCTGCTCTTCCATAACACTCTGAGACAGGCTTCCTTGCATCGACTGCATCTCTGCCTGCTCGTGAAGACGGATGTACGGCTGGAACAGCTTATACTTATCGAGGCCGAGGAGAGTCTCAACGGCCATTGCCAACCTCATGCCACTGACGTGGTTCATGATGAGCGGGTCCTTAGCGAGGTTGCTGTTCGAGAACTGCGTGATGTTCTGAATGATCGTAGCGTTCTGTGCGAAATGACGCGCGCCAATCGGACGAATCTTTCCTCGTGCTACGATGTCTTCCTTAGTAATCGTCTCAAACGTCACAGCCTGCGTGTCGTCATCGAGAACGCGGATCACGTCATTCTGACTGAAGTTACGACGAGCAAGCTCAAGCATGTCATTCAAGAGCGGCTCGATGAACATCTCTTCGAAGTAAGAAATCTTGTTGATGAAGACGCGGTTTGCGCCGTTCTCAAGAACCTGTACTTCGTAAGCAGTCTTTTCACCGGGGGTCCTGAAGCCGACAGCCTGCTTTGGCGCACCTGCCATCTCCTCCATCTTATTCTCGTAGAGTGCGATCTGAGTGTCTGCGTTGAGGAACGTAGTGTCAGGCTGCATGAACTCGACGTCGCCGTCGTCAGCAGACGTGTAAATACGCTCACCGGGGCCGTACTCGAAGTCCTCGACATAGCCTTTGATCTTCATCACAGGATGGACGATTAGGTCGAAGGCGTCTGCCTTGGCGTTTTCGAGGTGGTCGATGCGGTACTGTAGACCAACGAGGTTATCAAGAGGTCCCATCGCGTAGAGATTGTTCTGTCGAACTCGCCATCCAGCGTGTCGGACAGGAGGCGAACCGGTCCAGTTGCTGAGAGGCTCTGCTCGAATGACAAAGCATTTGTCGACGACAGAGATGAGATAGTTTTCGTAAAGCTTTCCACTCTTGACGTCGAAGAAGTCGCCGTAGTAGTTGAGTATCTCGACGTAGCCGCTATTGAAATACTCCCAGAAGCCCGTGAAGCCAGCGTACTGGAACGTGCTGTTGATTGCAAAGTCGCCCTGCGAATGGCCAGCAAAGCGCCCACGAAGATCGAGCATCTTATCGAAAATCTCTTCTCGATACTTCAGCTCAGGCATCGTAGCGACTTCCTTTTTCAAGGAGCCGAGCGTACGGAGTTCACGAATGATCTTCGGCGCTTCGCTAAACGAAGACGCAGTAGGGTCAAAGACAATGTTCTCAGGAGCAACCCGCTTGAGACGAGGGCCAATGTAAGTTGGGATTTCTTCACCTGTCACAGCGTCCTTTTTGTAGGAGGCCTCGAAGACAGGCATAGCAAAGACGTTGCCGTAATCGATGAAGTCAAGAACAAGCCTGCTGACTTCCGTCATAAAGCCGCTCTGCTTGAGCTTGTTGCTCATATACGACTGAATCGTCTTTCGCTTGTCGCGAGTCTCTGAGTCCGTGTCGTCACCCTCCCATACAATCGACGTGTCGTTAGGGAACAACGTCGCCATGTAGTTTGCGTGAAGGTTGTCTCGGATTTGACACAGCTTCGGGATGTGAACCTTGTTCTTCCAAGGAAGAGACGCGTTCGTCGTCGAAGTCGTATCAGTCGCAAAGATGTACTCTTGAATTTCTTTCTTGTCGTCAAGCCAAGACGTGCGGAGGTTTTCCCAAGTCTGATACTGGTTTGCAATCTCTGCTGCCGTCTGGTCGCGATCTACGAAATCTTCAAGATCGATAGTGTTGGACATTATTCGTAATCCTCAGTTCCGTAGTCTTCTTCACGCAGTTCAATTTTATCGGCTGCGATCACGAGACCTTCCTCAAAGGCCGCTTCAATAGGCATCCGAAGTTCTGCGTACGCGTCTCCGGAGAGGGGCAGCTTAAACACCACCCACTCTCCGAAGTAGCCATGCATCTGGTTCGCTTCAATCTCGCCTTCCCAACCCCTCTTAACGATGAGGGGACGATTGATAGCCATTGGCTTATAGTAAACGTTCATCAGGCTGAGATTCCTCCGAACCTGCTATTAGGAACAGGTCGCAAATTGCGAACGTTGTCGCGGTTAAGTATTCCCGCAGGCGGAACAGCGATGCTGATTGCACACGAGAGGCTGTCCATACAGTCGTCATGAGACGGATGAGCAACCGTTAGTTCGTCTTCTAGCGTTTGGCAGTTTCCTCCGCGGTAGTGCCAGACAGCTTGATTATCGTATCGAGGCTGGAGAATAGCAGCCATGCGTTCTTCTTTCGAGCCCTGCGACCGCGTGGGTGAGAGCTCCTCAACACTGAGGAATAGTCCGTAAGGCTTGAAGTAGGACTCTTTAAGCTCACGTACAATTGCTTTCTGAGCAGCCGTAACTTCTGCCCCAAGCTTTCTAAATCCCCACTTAACGTAGAGGTCTCGGATGTGCTCGAAGTACTCAATAATTCGGTCAGTTTTGAATCGGTCAATTTCGAGGATGTAGACATTATTATCTCTATCGATACCTACGACTGCGATAGCCGTGTAGTCGCTTCGTTTATTTACGCTGTACGCAAAGTCGACAGAAGCGAAGACGTTAATGCGACGACCTTGGATGTACCAGTTTTCACCTTCTCGGCGTAGCTGCGACTGATCGTAGTACTGGAACTTTGAACGATCGATATTGCCGTTCTCGGCACTGTTAGGGTTATTATAGTACTGCGCGTAGAACTGAGTGCGGTCAAGATACTTAGCCCTCTTGCGAGCCAGAATCTTTGCGTCAAAACCGAACCACTTGCCGTCTGCGCGCTGTTGACGGGGCCAGAGGAACTCTCCGTTGCCGTCGCCGGAATCTTCAACCTGACGCTCAAAGGTCTCGTATACCGGAGATGTTGAGATCACCTCCCCTCGGTTGTCGTACTCATCTTCCTGCATCTCCAACATTTCGGAGTAGAGGTCTTTAGGATGGTATCGCGTTCCAACCACCCACTCTTCAGCCTCACCACCCTCAATCGACGATAGGAGACTATACTGCGTCCTGACGCGTTCACGGCCTTCGAGCGTATAGGCATTGTCTCCTGTCACTACGTCGTCAAGCACAGCAACGTCGCAGTGCATTCCGACAAGGTTGGTAGTTAGACCGCCAGTAAAGACAGTCGGATCGCGGATGCCCTCTTCCTTTCGGAGCGGATGGTCAACAGCGATTTCAGAGTTCGTCCATTTCTCTCGCTTGCCTTCATCAACGTTGACGAGTTCAGGCCAGTATCGACGGACGATAGAAGACGTGAGAATGCTCTTAACAAAGCCTAGCTGCTTTTCAGCGAGACCTGCCGTAGAGCTAATGTAGAGAATGCGGATATCAGGCCGCTTAACGATGTACCAAGCAACTTTAAAAGCGACGTAGCGGCTTTTTCCGTGGTCTCGCGGGAGGAGTGTAATCTGGTGGTTGCTCTTAGCTTGCTTGGATGTCCAAGAACACCACTCTTGATGGACTCCTCCAACAACCTGATAAGGAGCTACAAGACGAATAAACGTTTCTAAATCAGCTTCGGCTTCTTTTCTAATTTGCTCGATAGTAGCAGACATTAAGTGCTTTCAGCTATTGTATTTAGAACTGCGCTCCAGCCAAAGCATCTAAGGCCTTCTTGCGTACGGAACCCCCATTCGGGATCGCCAAGTCCTGGCATTACTTCTTTTTCTCGTTCGTAAGCTTCTTTTCCCTCGACTCGCACAGCTTCGTCACTGTGTGTGTTAGGAGAGGGGCTATACCAATTACGCATAACGATCATTAGTTACTCCTGAATACCAAGCGTTCGAACGAAAAGACGAGCTACGCTATTAGCAATACTGCTTTTCATTTGTACGCTGTAGTTTCGTATCGGGGCGTCAGCTTGGTTCAACGCCCACAGCTCCATGGGGCTTAGCGTACGAGAGCTGTCACCCGCTGTATTATTATCAAAATCGAGAGTGTTGCTAGCACCGTCGTATCGATATGCTGTTAGTCGGACGGTCGTGACTTCTCCCGTGGCCTTATCGTTGAAGATCAGCTGACTTGCCGTAATCTGAAGTATGTGATCCGAAGAGGGGGGGAAAAACATTTCCGAGCCGTATGTATTTGCAGCCGAACTGGCCGTGATCGCCGAATGATTAGGAGTAGAGTAAGGGATTGCACGTACCGATCCACGATAACTATCGAGGCCGATGTAGCGTTGAGTGAACCCTCCTACACGGTTATCACGCGGGTTCAGTTTGCCTCCGCTGAAAGGCAGAATGCGAATGCCAGCAGGATTAGAACCGGTCGTTGTTGGTGCGACGACATCGTTGTCTTTGAGCCCTAGCTCGCCACTTAGTCCTGCAATATGAACGCCCGACGCAACAGGTTCGTTAGTCAAGCCGCTAGAGATACCTCCCTCGAAACGGCAACCGATCACACTCCCTCCGACACCGTTGACAACTTCCAGCGGACGACGGCACGCGCCTCCCCAAGCATACTTAGCAGCAGACACACCTGTAATAACAGGCCGCGAGAGAGTAACACTCGTCGCGCTATTGACTGAAGCAATCCGGCAAATATGCGCAACTTGGCCGCTCAACGGACCAGCCCCCGCAATTGCAATCTCCTGACCGACATCAGTAGCAACAAAAGCAGCATCGGAAGCAGAAAAGGCTGTAGAGCCAATCGCAACAGTCCCCGTTACGCCCGCTCGAATTGGGTTCTGCCGGTTGTCAACTACTTGGATGTTAGAAAGACCTACTCGATCCCAGTCGGCTGACAGAATCAACCCGTACAGACTGGGCCAGTTATCTGGCGTTGCCGTACCGCGGATCATTGCAATAAGCGCTCCAGTTGCAGCACCCGAGGGATTCATCGCCTTATAGTCGCTGATGCTGACGTTACGAACGCCGATGCCTCCGAAAGTTCCCTGCCCAGCATCGCGCGAACGAATGCCGCTGATTTGCATCGGTTCAATCCAAGACCCCGAACCAAACTCATAGTGGATATCACGCTGACAACGGATGAACGTACAGCTCTCAACAGTATGTAAGCCGATACGACCAAGGGTTCCGTCGCCGCCTCCACCAACACCTACGCCGTTACCTGTACCCATGCAATAATCGTTGATGTCAGTAAAAGTACAACCAATCGTTCGATGATTGCCGAGAGCAGGCATAGGTCCAGTCCCGCCGTCGTTTGCCGCGATCGGGTAATTTACTTCTGACCCAAAATTAGCGCAGTTAAAAAAATCGACATTCTGCACTAGCGTGTCTGAGCAATTTCGAAAAACTAGACCACTCTCGCCAGTATTTTTAATAGTCGTGTCGCTAACGGTAATTCTAGACGACCGAACCGCATAAATGGCAGCGTTCACTGGTCCCGCGATACCTTTAATCTCCGCGACAGTTTGAGCCCCGTACAGATTAGTTATCCGACCCTCCACTCCGATATCTAGTGGACCTTCGCCGTTTAGATCAATTACGCCACCAGTCAGTTTAAAATAGGCGTCAATGTTCGCGATGACAAAAATACCGCGAGAGTTGATTCCTGCGCTTCCGCGCTTCTTTAAGATAGCGGCACTATCAAGTGCAAACCAGATGTTTTTACTGGTGATATTCACCCTACTAACGGAGTAAGTACCCGGCGGAACAGTGACTACTGCGCCGTTAGGATAAGCGTTAACAACCGCTTGAAAAGCTGCCGTATCGTCTGATACGCCGTTGCCTTTTGCACCTCCAGCAAAACGACCGTCGGTTACGCTAACCGTTTCTCGAAGTTTCGTTTCTGCTGACCGACCGTCAAAATTTACGCCTGCCGAGTTTTGACGAACTAGAGCACCAACCGTAAGAGACACGTCGTTGAGTTTGACAACGTTGATGTTGTCTGCCGTATAGGGAGCATTATCTTTCTGATAGAGAAAAACGCCTGCTGTCGTACTACCTTCTGCACCATTAATGGGTGAGAAGATATAGCTTGCATTTGTTACGGGAGCGCCCCTTAACGAATCAAGGGTAGTATACGTGCTATTCGCAGGTCCCGTAGGGCCCTTAGAAATATCATTAGCAATGTCTTGAACAGACGAAAGATTGACAGCGTCATTACCATCGAGCGGGTAAGGGATGTTGATAATGCGCTTCGAGTTCATATCAAGCGGGCCCGTCATAACCGACGAACCGTCTCGATAAAGAATCTTCTGAAATTCTCCGCTAATCTTGTCGAAATTTGAATCAAGAGTTCCTGTTGCAGAACCAAGAAAGAAATTACGAATAGAATCAAAAGAAATGGCCATTAGGGCTCCAAAGCAATTAGATGCAGCGTAGCTGCGATAGGTGTCGGATTGATCGACAAAGCGCCTGTTAGCAGCGAAAGAAGTCCCGAACTTACGCGGTTGATCTGGAATACGCAACCAGTATTTGTAGGTTCTCCGAGAACTTGAACATTAAACAAATCTGTGTTTCCAGCAGGAACTTGAACAATCGCGTTAACGATTGGAATAACGCCCGCCGGAAAAGGTAAAACGTTTCCGTCTTTATCTGAATATGTCCAAGCGTACGTGCTTGCAGCTGAAGACATTGTAATCTTCCGCTTGCGAACTTTGCTTGCATGCGTATGGTTAGC